AGCGCCAGCCAAAACCCCGTGACCCACATAAGGGCCTGCCCAATGTGCCTGACACACCGCAACGGCCTAAGCGCCCCGTAGATCGTGCAAAGGCCACCAATCATCAACCCCAGCCCGACCTGTATCTGTATACCGTTCTGACTCAGCGCCATGAAAAACCGAGTCTGTGTGTCGAACACCGAATACAGTCCGGTAGCGACGAATTGGAGCCCAAGGAACGCACTCCCAATCTTCAGATTCCACTTCGTCAACGTATTCACGCCTTCCTCCGAATTGGAATGACGCGCTCCTCGCCGTCCCCGTACTTGACCCGGTGCGCTGCTGCCCGACCATCCGTCCCGGACTCCACGTCTACGCTGACGGGCCTCGAGCCCTTTACAGCCTGCGCCAGCGCGGTTATGGCATCGTTCAACGCCACGATGTTCGCCGCCATCTGCTCGACCACCTGAACTTGCTGCTGAGTGATCTTCGCTACCTCGGACATGCCGGTATCAACAGCCTTGTAAGCCTGCTGCACAGCGCCTTCGCGTTCCTTCGCGCCTTCCTCGGCCATGCGCATCCGCTCCTGCTCAAACCCGCGCCCCATTTCCTCGACCTCGGCCTCTTTCTTGAGAGCCTGCTCTGTCGCCTGTTTCTGAAGGCCAAACACGTCCTTCTCCGCCTTGAGCGCGATCTTCTCTACCGCGTGCTGCGTGCGCTCGCCCTCCAGTTTCTGCCGCTCCTGCGTAAGCCGCTCGGACTCGGCCTGCAACTGCGCTTGCGCCTCCTGCATCTGCTTCTGTATCTCGGGCGGTATGCCCTGCGGCTGCTGCGACGCCTGCTTGAGCCGCTCGGCTGTCTCGTCGAAGCTGCCTTCAATGCTCTTGCCGACCTTGAAGCCCGTCACGCCAAACTTGAGCAACTCCATCAGGAGCGGAGTCATCTGCGGCGCAACCGTGCCGGCCTGTATCGCCTTGTCCAAGAAGGCGCCCACAGCCGTCAGGAACTCGACGCGCCCCTGCTTCTCGGCGTTCTCGTCGATCTGCACCAGCGAATCGGCCGACACCTCGACGCGGAAGGATCGCAGCGGATTCGGCCCCTGCGGCGCTGCCGGGTCCATCGCACGCGACCCCATCAGCAATTGCATGGCCTGCGGGATTACCTGCTGATCCACGGGCGACAACTGCGCAGCCGCGGCAATCGTCGCAATCGTCTGCGGCCGGTAGTAGCCGCACATGATCTGCGCCTTGATCTTCAGCAGGTCAGTCGCGAACCGGGCAACCTCGTGCTGCATGTGCCGAAGCCGCAGATTGGCGTATTGCCCCTTGAGTTCTTGCGCCCCGAGCGTCTCGTTGGGATCGGTCGCGCCGCGCACGAGGTCCGACAGGCCGTAAATCTCGAACACCTGTTGCTTGACCTGCTGCATCGCGAGGTAGCACTGTTCCAGTGCCTTCGCGATTGGCGCAAGGTCCACAAGCGACAGCGCCCCGTCTAGCCCGTTCTTTTCCGCAAACGCAGCCCAATTCTTGACCGGGATCATCTGCGTGTTAAAGCCCTCGGAGAACAGCCTTGCCAGTTCAGGAACGCTCGCGTCGTAACAGCCCTTGACTTGAAGCGCCCGGATAAGCCCGTCGATGCGGTCCGCCAGCGTGTCGAGCTCGACGGCCTGATCCTGGTACAAATAGAAGTCAGGAACAGGGACTAGCGACTCGTTGCTGATCGTCGCGTACATCGGACGCGGACAGGGGAAAAAGCCCTCCAGCCGCAACGGGTCCGGACGTTCGTCCAGCACTTCGCCAAGGCTCTTGCTGATCCAGAAAGCCGACTTGGTACTCTTGTCCCAAATCTCGTAGATACACGCCTGATCCCGATCCGTGCTGCCGGCCATCTTGGAACGCTTCAGTTCCTCGGGGCTCGCGTCTAGCGGTATCTTGTTGCCGATGTCCTCGCCGAACCGTTCGACAAGCGCCTGCCGGCCCATGTAGACCACGCGCCAGACCGCAGTCACTTCCTCCCAGGTCCGCGCTATCGTGTGGCCGAAGTCGCGCCAGTGAACGTAGTCAACCGGGGAGCATTCGTACTCTAGCTCCTCGGCTTCCTCCGTCTCGCCCTCTACCTCGGCATCCTCAGTGACCTGGAGCCCGTCCGCGTGCTGCTCAGGCGTCGTGAAATGCGGTTCGTACCGCACCCATGCCGTGGCCCTGCCGCCGAGGAAGCGGTCAAGCACGCACGATTTGAGAGACTCGGCGTAATCGGTGTAATGCTTGATCTCGAAATCAAGCGCCCGTTCTAGCAGCAGGCTCGCCACCCGGCCTACAGGATCGTTGTCCCGAAATCGCCGGCTTACGTCAGGCTGAGGAAGGCGGGAGAAAACAGCCGGAACCAGCGTCTGAACGTTGCTCCAGAGGATGTTGAACTTGACCGTTCCGTCGTCTACCTTGCGCCCGTCGTCCTTGTAGCGCTTGATGATTCGGTCGGTGCGCGATTCCCACTTCTTGAACTCGCGGTCGTACTGAGCGATGCAGTCTAGCCAACGCTGCACTTCGGACGATACGCGAGGTTTTTCAGCCACGGCCTATCAACCCGGACAGTAGAAAAACGTCACGTCAAGCGTATTGGCTATCGTGGCGTGAAGGTCAGTACCGTAACTCGCCGGGAAGCGATGGAAGCCCACGGCCGGGGTGATCGTCCCGCTAAGAGCCGTCCCGCTAGCCCCGCCATCCCGCAGTACCAGCGTGCCGCTAGTCGTGGAATTGACGTAGAAGCCGAGCAGCGTGCCGCCACCCGTATCTACCGTGCCGGTGGCCGTTATGTTCTTCGGGTTACCGCCTTCGTAGACTGCCGTCATGCCACCCTCCGCGATGTGCGTACGTGTTCGTTCCATAGGTCGTCCAGCGTGACCGTGTTCTGCCCGACGACCAGCGAGCGCACAGGCGCAGGCTTGTCCTCCGGCTTTTCAGCCTCGCGCCATGCAACCGCCAACATCCTGAAGGCATCGGCCGGGTGCGAGGTCCAGTCATGCCGGGGACGTTCGCGGAAGGCTTTCTTGTCCTCGTCGTACTCGCGCTGGTATTGCTTGAGCGCCTCTAGGCCGTCGTCGCACCGTTCGGCATCAAAGTACGTCTTCGGCAGCATCATCCGCGCCGCCTGGATGCCGTCCTGCACGTCGAGGTTAGGCACGATGCGCATAGACCCGATGCTCAGGAACTCGGCCAACTGCTCTACGATGCTCTTGCCGCCGCTTGCAAGCGTCTTGGCGCGTGCGTCGTGAGGGAGCCAGTGCAGCGCGTACTCATATCGCTTGGAGCGGATCAGATCGCCGTAGAACGCCACCGTCTGCCCGCTTGAGGCATGGAAGTCGATGACATGCACCTCGTCACGGACGACCTGATACCACCAGATAGCCGTATCGTCGCGGTAGCCCAAGTCCCACGCCGTGTAGACCGGCAGTTCCGGGTCATACGCGACGCTGCAAATCCGCCCCTCGCGTTCAGCCTGCGCCAATTCGCGGCCGTAATACGCGCCTTGGATAGCCGCTTCGAACGAGCACTCGAACTCCTGTTCGTACTGGTCGCGGCTCATGGAACGGGCCGAATCGACCAGTTCCTCCTGAGACAGCAGGCCCGTCTCGCTGGCCCTCAAGACTTGGCTGAACCACGCAGGATCGTTCGCGGCTTGCTTGTAGACGTCGTAAAAGCCGTTATGCCCCTTCGGCGTCCCGATAAACGTACACCAGCCGTTGCGGTCCGCGAGCGCCGGTCGGATGACCGACCCGTACACGCTAGGGCGCCAGTCCCCGTACTCGTCGCAGACCACCCCGTCCCAATAGTTGCCGCGCAGGGCGTCCGCGTTGTCTGCCCCGAAAAGGCGTACCCGCTGCCCACCGAGCAGCTCAACCCATAGCTCCGAAGCATTCTTGGCGCGCTGGATCGGCTCGGAGTAGCGCAGCAGGTAATCCCAGGCTACCGACTTGGCTTGCGAGTAGAACGGGGCTATGTAGGCGTACCGGCCGTCGTTCTTGCCTTCCTTGACGGCGCGAGCAATCACATCGTTGATGCAGGCTACCGTCTTGCCTGCCCTACGATGCGCGACGAGGCAGGCCCATCGCTGCGTCCGGCCGTGGTAGCCGGAGAACTGTTCTCTCGGTCGGTACGGTATCGTTACGACCCGAGCCATTTAACGACCACTTCGCCGTTTTCGCCGCTACCCAGGATAACCTGCATCGGCTTGCCCTCCAGCCTGTCGCCAAGTTCCTTGAGCGCGACCATGTCGCCGATGTCGCACTGCTGCAGCAGCTTCTCGGCAAGGTCATCGAGTGCCTTGATCTGATCGCCCTTCGACCGATGCTCAAGCGCACGCTTGATCGCATCGGTCCAGATGCGTGCCTTGTGTGCAAACTGGTTTCCTACCGGAGCGCCCATGAAACTTCGGTAACCGGTTGACGTGACCGGCCGCATGCTGCCCTATCAAACCGGAAGTTTCAATAGTCAAAGTCTATCAGGCCGTTTTGCCTCCGCACTGCTGCGCGGTTCGTCGGGCGGCGTCTCGGGCCGACAGTCTGGCGCGGTAGGTGATGAGCGCGAGCTGCCGTGCTGCCTCGATCTCGGACGCGGAGGCGGTGTCTCCGTCGGCCAGCAGATGGGCGACGATGTCGGGGATCCGGGCGGAAAGGCTGTCCTCGGCCTCGCCTGCTGCTCGGGCCAGGGCTGCGGCTTGGGCAACGGACGCGAGGTCGGCGCAGGACAGGGCTGCGGCGGCCTGCAGGGGGGCGAGCAGGGATAGGAGCAGGGCGAGGCAAATCACGACAGATCCTCGACCCGACACGCCCAGCCCGCCTTGAGCTTTCGCCAGCCGTGGACCTCGACGCGAATGCCGGCTTTTCGCACGGCCGGCAGGTTCTCGTGCTCGGTGATTTTCCGGATGCGGGCGGCGACGTTGGAGCCGGAGGTTACCTGCACGGCGAGCACCTCGTTTTCGCGGATGGCGAGGATGTCGGCGAAGCCCCAGAGGTCTTGCCGGATTCGGGCGTGCGGGTTCCACCTCTCGACGACGGCGGGCAGGTAGCCGGCTTGTCGCAGGGCTGCGAGGGAGCGCTGGGTCGGGGTCACTCTCCACCCCTGCGAAAAAACCAGCGATAGCCCGTCGCGAACGGCGGCGGCGTCACGTTGCCGGTGCGTGCGGTCCCGGAGCGCTCTGGCTGGCCGTGGATCTGGCCGTCGAGCGTCGTGACGTAGCCGTGGGCCCGGCAGTTGACGCGGACGAAGTGCCCCGCCTGCGTGGTCCAGGTGGCGACCTTGATCGCTGGACTTAAGCAGACG